CTTGTAACTGCAGGTGGGTAACCTGATTCTGTTAAAGTAGTTTTTAATTCTACTTGTGGATTCCACTTAAGTTCGGAGTTAATGTTCTTTTGTCCATTATCCATAAAACTTTTGTAAGCATTAGAGTCCATAAATTGACCACCAAGAGATTTTCTTACTTCTTTTGGCTCGTCATTATGGATTGGCATTGATTTAACTTCTTTGCCTTTTACTAATGCGTCCTCAAGTCTTGCTTCTTGAACTTCAAGAGCGTTTAACTCGTTTACTTTTTCATTAAGTTTTTCAATCTCGATATTTCTATCTTCGATAGCTTGTTTTTTTTCAACAGAAATTTCTGAGCCACCTTCAAAAGTGTCCTTCATTTCTTTGATAGCACCAAACTGTGTTTCTCTTAATGCGTGGAGTTCCTGATTGAGTTCTGTTAATTTACTCATTCCTTTTCTCCTTCAATAGTTATGCCTTGACTTTGTGCCAAGACTTCTTGAGTTGTTAACCATAGTTTGTCTAATTCATCAGAAGGTTGCTTTGCTTCTTCTTGTTCTGCACCTAGTCCAAGAATTGAGTCTAAATCGTTATAGACTTCTTGGATTCGGTCTTGAATCTGCATAAGTGAATCTTGAGCAGACTTGGATAACATTTTGCCTTTTTCTAAGCGTAAAGAAGTAAGTTCTTTTGCTCTATCAATGAAACTGTCGATTGTGTTAAGCACACTCTTGGCTTCATCTGTGAATCTAAGACCCGATTCAACATTTTTTACATCTTGTTCTTTTTTCTCTTTGACTGATAGTGTGTGAGTTAATTGATTTGCACCAACCAGTACTGGAGATACTTCGTAAACAGTTGCAGATTTTATGTACCTGACGTTTGTAGATTGCCCGTCTTTTGTGAACTGACCTTCTTCTGCGTCATCTACTTGGAATCCGAATGACCATTGTTGTAAGTCTCCCATAGCTTTTACAAGTTTATATGCTTCTTGTCCTGCTTCTGTATCTAAGAAAAATTCTCCTTTAGCTACTGCTTTTTCTTCGTCTTGTGAAATAGTAGCTTTACCTATTGGCGACTCCCACTTGTGAGACCAAACCTTTGGTACTTCTTTACTCTCTCCCCAAGCTGATATTAATGAGTTGGGTACCACAACATCTCCGTCTGAATCGACTGTATTAAATACTGAGAATACTGCTTCTACTTTTCCTTCGGCTTCTGTATCTAAAGCAAAATTTACCGACTTAAATTCTTTGTCCATTATTCTTCTTCCTTTTCTATCCACGCTTCGTTTTTTTCGGTGGAAGGGTCGTCTGCAATAAAGTGTCCTTTATCATCTCTTGCTCTTACTTTACTAGCTTCTGCTAATTTTTTTTCTTTATATGCTTTATCTATCTTGATAAGCATACCTTGTTCGAGAAGCCACTTAATACTTTTTTGTGGCACTTTTTTATTATCGATAATTTCGCCTTGAGCAAAATATTTATCTTCGACTGTTATGCCATTTACAACTTCATACATTATGTTATTATCTCCACGCTAAATTCTACGCCTAAGTAATCAATACTGTTTATAGTATATACACCATAATTACTTGCTTCAACAACTCTAGCAGAAGATACCACACCACCAAGTGTTGAGTCTCCTTCTATTGCTTGTTTTATACTTGAGCTTCCACTTCCTGCAAGAAATTCATCAAGAGAATCTTGCGATAATTCTGCGTCAACTCGTGAAACATAAAGATAAAGAGGTATTTCGTATGAGTCTGAGCCACGAGACATTGTAGAATCATAATCTACTGAACTCATTACTCCAACTACGGCAGTTGGTGGCTCTATTGAATCAGGGACAAAAGAATAAACACTTAATCCTGAAATTGTTGCAAGTCTCGTTGAGAGACCTGACCTTATGCTTGATAAACTTGCCATAGGTTTACTATAACAAAAAAGCCACCAATGTTGGTGGCTTAATTGCTTTTGTTAATTTATTAAAGGGTAATTGAAATGTTGTTCTCAAGGAAGTACAACATATCTTGGTTGAACTTGTATTCTTGAGTATTTACTTTATTTTCATTTCTGAGATTTTCTAATCTAGCTTCTACCTCTAAAATTTGCTCATTAACTACATTCATTTTGTTTTCTCCGTTTTCTTTGTTTGTTTCTTTCATACTATTATTATACATAATCAAAGATTATATACAAGGATTTATAGTGATTTTTACTATAATTAGTTTTTAAAAGCTCAATGTTTATAAGGTTTAAAAACAACTTATTCATAAATTTAAAAAAATAGTTAAAAAATAGTCAAAAAAAGTAAAACTTATCACTAGTAACTTATATGGAAACAAAAAACATAATAAGTAAAAAAGGGGGTGGAATGAAAGTTTCAGATACACAACTTGCAGTCGATTTTTTGTGGTCAAACTATCCTTTAAGTTTAGACTTTGATGTAAAGCCTATGATTAAATTTATTAAAAGTAGCAGAAAAATTAAAGCAAAAATGATTGATATAAATGCTATCAATAATGAAATGTTAATCTTTAAATTAAAAACTAAATACTACGCTTAATATTTTTTAATTGTGCAGATAGCAGTAGCTTCGGAGTTTAGATGAATGAATGAAACAAAGCTACTGCTTCATTATCTGCTTTATAACTAGGTACAGGGAATGAAACCTAGCTACAATTTTATATTAACACTAAATATCTCCTCTGTTACAGTCGTAACAAAGTTCAGACCTTCCGTCTAGTAAGGTAACCCTGTTGCAGTTTTTACAAGTATAGTTTTCTTTTGTTTGGCTCATTCTTCGTCTCCAAACATTTGTGCGAAACATACTGGGTGTGTCCCTGAAATAATCTGTTCTCTAAAAGCTCTTGATAGATATGGAAAATGTTCCTGTACTGTTTTTCTAGGATTCTCCCAAAGATATTCATACCAGTCTCGTCTAATGACTTCTACCGTTCCTTCTTCTAAACAATTAACACATTTTCTAGTAGGCACAGTTACCACATCATCTTTGACATCTCTCCTGCTAAATTTGTAGGTTGTTAAGAACTCAGAAGATTCTTGCAAGGTGTAATGTCCCTTACAGTTTTTTTCTTTTGGGCAGTTGCATTGAAATATCATTTTTGTTCCCTCTCCTCTAGTTGAATCTGTAACTTGCGTATCATCAGCAACTTGCTCACTTCTTCCAGTTGGTTGACGTGGTCAAGATGATTGATGAGTTGTTTTATATTTTCAAAGATTGTCATTTTAGAATCACATCTTCCTTTTCAAACTCTGCCTTACAATGTAAGCACTCAAGGGCAGACCACATCAAGTGCGTGACCTCAAGCTCAAGGCTACAATCAGGGCAATCAAATTTAAAGGTTGTTTTTTTTTGGTAAATCATTATTCTTCTTCTCCCTCTGATTCTATTGTACGAACTTCAAACTTCCCTACGAGAATCTTCTTCTCAACGTCCTTCCACTTGTCGAAACCTAGCTTGATATTTTTATCAAACAGGTTGGAATACATTTGTTGAGCTTTTGCTTCCGTGTCAGCTTCTACCTCGAAGTCAACTTGGAATGATTCACTAAATTTATACTTTGGCATTATCTTCTCTCCTCTATTAATTCAACAACGTAATTTAATTTTTCGTTATCTGACATAGCTACCCATTTTTCAACAAGTGCTTTTTGTTTAGAATTAGAAAAGGTATTTAGCCTTTTTGTTTTTAGGTCTAGTTCTTTATCACTAAACATATTTACTCCTTTATTAATTACATTCATAGGGAGACCCTAATCGAAGATTCATAGTTTGTCAAATCTTAAATTATATTTATTTTTGAAAAAGGTCAGAATTGCAAAAAGTCGAGGTATTAGATATATATAGAGGGAGAAAAAATCTCACACAGGGATTTTATAAATTAAGGAAACGAAAAATGAAAAAAACTAAAACACCAAAATACTATTGGAAAAGTAATACAAGATTACCTAGAAAAAGTAAATTAGTTTCTGTATCTATCGCAGATTTTGATTATAGGAAAAAATACAGAAAAGAACAAAGACAACAACTATGGATAGATTTAGTACAATATATTATTTCTATACCACAACAAAATCTAACATTATTTTATGCCTATATGTATGATAGAAAAAATGCTCAGTTTTGTAATAAAGAACATCATAACTGTACTTGCTAAATATTAAAATGAAAACCTACCGACTTAGGTCGGTGGGTTTTTTTATTTTGGGTTGCATAAGATTTCAAACCTGCTAATCTTAGATTATGAATGAAATAAAAAATATATCAACAAATAGAAACGGAGAAAAATAATGCAAGAAAAAACTAAATGGGTAAGCACAGGTTTATGGGATAGAGACCCTATCTCATATCCAATAAGTTTGTATGTTGGAGATACAGAAATTGTTACCCAAACAAAAAACAATAAAAGTAAAACCTTAAATCAACTTAAAAGAGATTTTGATTTAAAGTCCTTTGGATTGTGGGATAAAAATATTCCTGACATTACAGACCTTAAAGTCGGAGAGACAATTACAATTCCACACTACATTGGAAATACTTATTATGGAGACGGAGATAAGCACACAGGCTCAGTTGAATTAAAAGTCAAAGAGCTTAGAACTATTACTGAGAGTAAAACAGTAACAAGTTCAACAGGTGCGAAGTACACTTATAAAAATTCAAGAGTTGTAGTAGCAGTTGAATATCATAGTGGCACTAAGTTCTATAACTTGTTCCGTAGCTCAAGAAGAAGGCAGAACGGAAGTTACTATCGTACACAACAAAAGAAAACTCTTTGGATAGACCAAAGAGGATTACTTAAATTGTTTTTAATGGACGGTGGATTATGTCCATTGATTAGAAACAAACAAAGTTGTGCAGTCTGCGATTATTAGTTCACGCTTAATCGAAACTCGGAAGCCCACCGTTCATTCGGTGGGTTTTTCGTTTGAGAAAAAATTTTGCTTACTTTTATTCCTT